CTCGTGCGCACCGCCGCGATCCCCTGGAAGCCGGCCGGCAGCCGAATGGCAAGCGCCAGCGCGTGCGCCAGCTTGCCGTAGGCAGTGCTCACGTTGCTGCCCGCCGGAATAGTAATGGATCCGCCTACTGCACCCATTCTCAAAGACCTCCCCCAAACCGATCCTCATCGCGCGCGGCCTCCTCGACCAGCTCAGCCCATTCCGCATCCGAGATCTCACGCAGACCCTCGGCTGCGCGCCGAAGCACGCGGCTGGTGTGTGACGTAACAAGCCGCGCCGTCTGGCGCACATTCTCACCGTGCTCGCCTTCGATTCGATCCAGACTGTGCCGGTCTGGCGTCGCCGCTTCCAGCAACATCGCCATGACCTCGCGCGCCGCGCCGCTGACCAGCGGAGCGCGCCGCAGCACACCGGCAGTGGCCAGTAGTCTCTCGAGAGGCAGCTTAGGCACCGGCATCGTCGTCATCTCCTGCCGCAAGCCGCGACCGCCCGTTGTCGCCGGCCATCACACTGATGAGCTGCGCAGCCACCTGCCGCGCTGTGTCGACCTGCTGCATCTTGGCCATCGCAATATCCTCAGCACTGCGACCCAGCAGCTCCCACGACCACTCATTGGGCGCGTCCGTCTGCGTGTACAGCTCGATCTGATCGCGCTTCGACAGACTGTCACGCACCACCGGCCGTTCGGCGATCTGGAAGTCGAGCGCGCCCTGCCGGTAGCTGTCGAGCGAGAAGGGCCGGAAGCCGTCGAGGCGGTGATATGCGCCAATGGAGATCGCCATCTGCAGTGCGCGCAGCAAGCCACCGTCCATGTTCGAGCGGAATTCCTGGATCCGGCTGATCGCGTCGTCGTAAGCTGTCGTCACGCCAGGATACGTCAGGTTGCCGCCCTCACGGCGCATGCGATTGAGCGAAAGCTGCGGAATGTCGTCTTCAATCTCAACCAGCAGCCGTTCCAGTGTCTGCAGTGAATCGGCGATGTTGATGTTGGCGACCAGGATCTGCGCCGACGATCCTTCCGGCCCCAGGATGACCGGCACGCTGCTGCGCGCCTCCTCGCTTTCCTCGTCGTCCTCGTCGCCGACTGTCGCCACGTCCTCTTTGATCTGGTCGAGCGACGTCACACCGGCCAAGTAATACGGCGCGGTGACCGCCTTGCGCACCTGGTCGTGCAGCACACTGGCAAGGTCGTTGGCTTCCTCAATCTTCTCGATACTGGCATGGAACGAAGTCGCGCCCCACCCTTCACCGATGTCCATCGATTGCGCCAGCACGACCGGCACAAAGCCATACGGATTGTCCCACTCGGCGGTCAGCCGGCCAAACGGATCCGCATGGACCGCATATGGCTCGCCGTCCCGGTAGGTGGCAAAGTGGTCTTCGTCGATCTCCAGCGTGTAGAGCCAGGGCTTCTCGTCCGCCGGGTCCTGGCGCTCATACTCGATGACGACTCGCTTGACAAACCCAGTCGGGCCGAACTCTGCTTCCTTGATCACACCGGGGTGCAGTAGCTCCAGCCGCACCTTCTGCGACAGGAAATCGGTCGCGATGTTGATCGCCGCATCGCCGAAGCGCGATGCATTCCGCGCATACAGCGATTTGCGCTGGCCCCAGTTCGACCACTTGAAGACCTGCCGGACGGCCTCGATGATCCGATCGTCGGCATTCTGGAGCGGGATCGCGCCGTGGCTGAAATCGTCCCAGTCCAGCGCACCACCATAGGCTTTGGCCGCCTCTAGCTCGACGAGGCGGGAAATCGGATTGTAGATCGGGCGTGTGAAACGATACAGACCACGCTCGCGCAAATGCTGCCGGCGATAATGTTCCAGCACCGTAAAGACCTTGTTGTGATAGAGCAAGTTGTAGAAGCTGTAGCGGAACAGCCGATATTCGTAGCTGCCCCAATCGTCTCGTGCCAGCGCGCCCGGCTTGCCGGTCGGCGCCAGTGCCGGATAGCGGAATGTCAGAATCGCTGCGCGCATTGCAAGACTTAGCCTCCGTAAGATGTTCATCACCGACGCCTCCGCGTCAGCGCCGATGGCGCGGTCGCCACCCGACCCGCCGGTCGGCGCTCGACGGCCACCACCGCATAACGCAGCGCGTCCAGACGGTGATAACGCTCCTTGTGCTCGATTACGTCTGTCGGCTGCCCGTGCTCGTCGAGCTTGCGCTTGTAGGTCGCCAGCTCGTCGAGCGTGCCGGTGCAGGTGTCAAAGACAAACAGTCGGTGCTGCTTTAGCAGACCGATCATCGTGTCAATGCCGCTCTCCACGTCCGACACCGGTGGGGCGATCACATTGTCCGCACCAGCGGCCTGCCAGTCGCGCCGCGCCTGGCTCTCAGACGGCTGGCCGACCACGTAGAACACCACACGCTCGCCATTGTCTTGCGCGATGCGCTTGGCCTCGGTCACGTGCTCTGGCGTGCTTTTGCCACCATCGAGCTGCTCGCGGTACAGGTACAGCACGTCCTCGTCTGTGTCGTGTGCAAGCCAGATCTTTGCGACGTTCGCGCCACCGGGGTCGATGCCGACGTAGCGCGGCCACTTCGCTGGCAGGCTGAACGGCTCGACCTTGTGGCCGCCCTCGCGCCGGTACGCGTCGACGAAGGCAGAGTAGACCAAGCCAATCGGACGCTCGAATTGTCCCTCATAGAACATGCGGAACTTCCAGTCGTCCATCTTCTGCCGGCGCTCCTCGAATTCTTCGCGCGAGAAGGCCGGGTTCATCACGGACGGGAACTGGATCACGTCAATGTTCTTGTCGCCCCGCCGCCAGCGGTCGTACACCTGCTGCTTGAGCCAGCCGAGATTGTAGGGAGTGGTCGTGATGAGAATACGGCCACGGGTCAGCGCCAGACGACGCAGCACTGCTTCCCATGCGTCTAGAGTGAACTCGTCCTGCCCTGCCTCATCCAGCCACGCAGCCTTCGCAGTCGCCGATTCCAGGCCACCGGGCGATGATGCCGAGCGCAGGATGATGCGTGCCCACATTGGGTCGCTCGCACGCCGCGCGAGAAACTGGCCGCGTCGCGGTGCCCACACACCACTCACTGGATCCTGCACGTGCTCGCACAGCTCCAGGACCTGATCGCCCGCCCAGTAGCGTGCGATGCCGAGCAGATGCTCAAACACCGTGCGCATCTCTGGCAACATCTTGAGCTTGAACAGATCATAGGTCGCCGTAACGGCCAGATAGTCGCCCGGACCGCACTGCTCAATCTCGCGCACCAACCACCACGGTGCGAAAGAAGTCTTGCCGCCCTGTGTGCCTGAGATAATCGCAACAATGCGGCGCTCGCTATTCCATGCCTGATACTGTCCCGCATGGAAAAGCAGTCGCACCCCGCGCTGCAGTCCTGCCGGCGTCTGCTGCTCGAAGACCTGATACAGGCCTGGCGGGTCAGTCGCGATTGCTGTCAGCGCCACTCTCTGACTCCTCTTCCTGCACCGAGGCCGGTGGCATGACATGCAGGATAGTGATCGGAATGGGCGACGCGCCTGGCACTCCGGCGATATTCATCTGTAGCGCCTCGCCACCAGGACCAGCCATTTCCTGGCGCTGCGGAGCGTCGAGACCAAGCAATTTGCGGCGCGACTCGCTCAGACGAATAAGGCGATCCACCGCACCCAGATTTCCTTTGCGGACCATCGGAAGGACCGCGTCTAACGCAAGGTCAAGGCGCTCCAGCTCTAGCTGTCTGATCATCTGCGCATCTTCTGCTATTTCATCCCGCAGACGGTCCAGCTCGCGCTTGACATCTTTGTAGGCATATCGCTCATCCCAGCCTGCTGGGAGTTCGTCGCCCAACTCCTGCCTCACGGCTTCGGCAATTGCACGGTATGTCTTGCCCTGCTTGCGCAATTCGAGCACGATCTCGCGACGCCGCGCCGTGTTGATTGCATCCTTGCTCGTGGTCGATCGCATAGTTACCGCCTTTGAGTTACCTCCAACCCAGGCCTCGAACGCAGTCTGAAGCGTCCTATTGCCCATCGGGATGGTGCCGTCCGCGGCATGCTGGATTGCCGATGCACGATGCTCTGCTACTATTATAACGTCATTCTGGCAAAAACCAAAATATGTGTTTCCTGCATTGCTGCAATGGGTGCTGCTGGGGCGATTATTTGCTAGGCTATAGAGGTATACCTTCTTGCACTATTGCACAGCACCTATCCCCACTGCAGCAATTGCAGTCAGCAAATAAAAGAGGCTCCAACTTGGGAGCCTCAGAGTGGAGCGGAGGGAGTTTGGCGTTAGCGCCACATTCTGATATACATCCCCTGCTTGAAGATGCCGGTGCTAACTACCCACTCAGCGTCTGCGATGCCTTCAATCCGGGCACTGGTCTGAATGCTCAGCATTGCCCGGTTCAGCCGTTTGAGGCTGGATGCGGTGATTTCCCGATCCACACCATACCACCGTGCGGTGGTTTCTCCACCACCGCGTGGTTTGCGCTCAAAGCAGACTTTGTGGCCGGTGTGGCCAAGATCGTTATGGGAAACGTACACTTCCCGAACGATCCGACGATCGAAATGGCGATCGATCGCCCGCTTAACGTCCCCACCCATGCGGGCGACCTGACGGTCGGTGCGGGTGGCCATGTATTCACGCATCTCCGGATCGTTGATTGCGACCATGAAACACTCGCTGACGCAAGCCTCACGGTCCACTGCTCGGGTGTAGACTGGGGTGGTTAGGTTGAAGATAGCGGTCTTGACGATGGTCTTGCGAATTTGGCTCTCGTTGCGGGACATTTTGGTCCTCCTCTTAGCTCGGTGGCCTCTCCAGCGGGCCACTCTTCTACCTTTATTGTACGCCAGTAAACTTTTCCCGCAAATAGTACTTTTGGCCTATTTTTCCCAACAAAACAGGCTCCCTTTTGGGGAGCCTGCTGCTTTGGACCAGCCGGTGCTAAAACTCGCGTGCCAGCAGTTTTAGCACGGCGTCTTCCTCGCTATCGCCAAGCTGGCTGGATGGCATCGAAAAGCCCTCGCTGTAGTTGTTCGGACCATAGTTGGTGGGGTGGATAACTACCCCCTTCCAACCACTCCACGAAGTGTACTCTGACACAGCGTAGAAGAGCAAGTTCCACCGCCCGAGGCGGTCCTGCCACTCAATCATACGGATGCCCTGCGGGAGGATGGTGGGCTCCAGCCCATGAGGATTGGCTGCCTTCACTGCAGCCATCTTCTCAGACTCGAGTCGCTGCTGCTCCTCAATCCGCTGCTGGGCAAGACGCTGAGCCTCACGGTTCAGCTCGTGGATACGCTCCGGGTCATCGGTGATGCTCCAGAATGCGGAGCGAGTCCCCATCTCCTTGCCGGTGCGCTTGCTAATGCGCACCTGGTATCCGCCACGGATTTGCGCAGAGGGAAGCACCTCGGCCGTGACCTGGGTCTTCGTTACTTTCACCACCTTGGCCAGCAAACGGCCTCGGTTTATCCAGTTATCCACGGGACGGGTGATGAAATCCCCCACGTTCACTTCCTGGAACTTATTGTTGGCCATTTCTTTCGCTCCTTTGTCCATTCTGGGGCCTCTCAAGTGGGCCATTCTTCTACCTTTATTGTACGCCAGTAAACTTTTCCCGCAAATAGTACTTTTGGCCTATTTTCAGGCCAAAAGCACAGTGGGGAAGAGCTCACTCAGAACTCACGACTCAGTCGGATGGCCAGACGAAGATTGTGCCAGCACTCCCTGGCGAGCTGCTTCTTCTGGCGCTCAGTGGCAGCATCCCACTCCTTGCGCAATTCCGGCTTCATCCGGTCAACCTGTTGGTCCACAATCTCCTGTACCCACGCGATCTTCAGCGGACCAGCCACCTGCCCATTCCGGATGCGACGGAGTGCCTCTTCCAGCACCGCGTTCTTGAGGCGCTGTCTCGCCTGGTAGTATCGTTTTGCCATCTTCAGCCTCCTTCAGCATAGTGGGGCGGGGATTGCCGCCCGCCCCAGCACCCAGTCGATTGCTATAGCGGTCCGAAGACCAGTAGCAGATCTAGGCCATCCTGCTGGACATCGATAAGGTCGTCGCCCAGTTCATACACTAGGGCTTCGACCACATCGGAGTTGCCCCGAATGCGCACCTTGTAGGTGCCATCGGGACACATCAGCCATTGGCCTTTGTAGTGGGTCACGATAGCATCGATCCACACCCATTCGGCCAGCAGATAGTCCTTCGCGTAGTCCACTGCTCTCTCGTGGATGGTTCCAGCAGCCAGAAGCATCTGGACTAGACTGCGACCGACTTGGAGCGATGCTGGTCCCATTCGGCCAGCGAGGACGTCCTGGACCACCCCATACCTCTCGCTGCTTTTGCGAATGCCGGACTCAGCGATGATCCGGGACATGCTGATGATTGGACAGGGGGATTCGTCCAGCAGGAGCTGGACTTCAGAGTTGGGGACATAGGCAATGTCGGAGCGACTGAGCAAATCCCAGACCGCTGCGACGACCTCGTCCAAGTCGCCGCACCACATCTCCAGGCGAAAGCTCTTGGCCGTGGGCACGGTGACGCCGGCGACAGCGTGGTCTCCCTCTGTGTACAGGTCAAGGTAAACTTCCCATGGATCCAGAGCATCTGGCTCCGCCGGGATCTCGAACATTTTTTGTTTGTTGATCATTTTGGCCTCCGAATCTACGCATCTCCATAGAATAGCTGAAGGCACCACCCGCAAGGGGCAGTGCCTTTGCCGAAGCCTCACGGCAGCGGAGGGAACTTTACGAGTTCCCACCGCTCCATGAACGGTGTCGTGCTCGGCCCTGCGGCCATCACAGCCATCCTCGCCGCCTTGGCGGCACCGGTGGGGCTTGCGCCCCGCCGACGGAACCTGTTGTACTGTGACCCGATCTTGCTGGCCCATTCGAACCAGCCTTCCGGCTGGGTGGTCCAGCCACGCACCACCACCGTGGCGGTGGCGGCATCCATCAGAGCCACAAAGTACTCGCCATCGCCGCAATACCACTGCACTTCGAACACCTGATTCTCCGTCATTTCCCTTTCTCCTTTAGCACACTATGGGCATTTTGCCCCCAACACTGACCTTATTGTACGCCAGTAAACTTTTCCCGCAAATAGTACTTTTGGCCTATTTTTGGGAAATATGGCCCAGGCTGAGCTGGGCCACGGTCTGGCGAAGAGAGGGATTACTTACCTCGCAGGTGCTCGATCGCATCGACCAAGTCCTTGCGGCCGAACGCGTCCGCTGGTGGCACTCCCAGCAGCCGCTCATACAAGTCGGCAAGCTCTTCACGGCGCATCCGCGCCACCTCACTCTTGCTTGGCCAGATGTATGTCTGGCCCGTCGTCTGGTCGATGAAGCTCTTGCCAGGCAGCGCAATGCTGCTGGGAGCCTCCTCCAGCGACAGAGTCGGCTCGGCCTTGGTCTTGGCCTTGGCCTTGGCCTTGGCCTTGGCCTTGGCCTTGGCCTCGGGCTTGGCCTTGGTCTCGGGCTTGGTCTCGGGCTTGGCCTCGGGCTTGGTCTCGGCACTGGTCTTGCGCTTGCGCTTGGCCTTGCGCTTGCCCATAGCAGCCAGCATATCTTGCGCTTCCTGGGAGATACACTCCTTGGGCAGATATCGCTTGCCCTTGTAGCGCACCATCTGGAACATTGGGGAGATAGGGGGGATTAGTTGGCGATTCCCCCCACATGCGGTGAGCAGACGGGTGGGTGGGATATCGGTCTGCTCTTTGTACCAACGATAGGCTTCATTGAGAGGAATCATGCCTTCCGGCAGTTCCTCTACCACTTGCTCCGCCAAGCGCTCCGCAACCACTGCTGCGGAGAGTCCCTTGGCGTAGCACTCGGGACCGATGCCCCGCTCCACGGAGAGCGGATCGGTCAGACGCTTGCCACAGATCTCACACCGTACCATGGTCTTCTTCTCCTTGCCCATTTGGGCACTGTGGGCATTCTTGCCCTCCATCACTACCCCCTATTGTACTCCAATAAACTTTTCCCGCAAATAGTACTTTTGGCCTATATACGGGAAAACTTTACCCCCCTGACCCCGTGGAAATGGGTTTTCCATAACTTTATATATTCATTGCATCACCCCAAAAAACATGTAGAAAAGTTTTCGAAACCACCATGACCACGGGGTCACGGGGTAAAGTTTTCCCGTACATAGTACCAACCACCAAAAACTATTAGGGAAGATATTAAATCCCATGGATTGCCCATTCCAGCAGACATCGCCAAGGCAACAGGATGGGCCAATTTTGGAAATTGGCCCATTTCCGACCGATTCCGGCAGATGCCGGTCGACACCGCGACACCGATCAGATCTTCCAATCCACAGATTGCAGCACCAGCGAACCCACTGCAGTCGCAATGGTGTCCCCTACCCCGATAACATCGGGTCCCCCATCGACCCACCGTGCGATGTAGGCTTGCCCATTCCAGCTGACATGGATATCCCAGCCCAGCACAGACTTTGTTTTGACCACCATCAGTTCCTCTCCCCATAGAGTTTTTGCCGCAACAGCAACAATCCTGGCAGATGCAGCACTTCCACACGGCACTGCAGAAATGTCTCCGGTCCCCACGTGCTGTCTCGCCACTGGACGTTGATCTCTAGGACCGTGGGCCACTTGATGAAATAGTGCGATGGCCTCACTTCCAAGCGCACATTCCCAAACTCCTCTCGAATGGCGTCCACCATCTGCTCTACCAGCAGCAGCCACAGATGCGTGGGCAGGCTTTGCTTGTCCAGCGCAGCAACCACTTGGCTTTCTCTCAGGTCTCCCTCGATATCCTTGCGCACCAGCGCAAGCTCGCAGCACCGGCAGACAATCTCTCGCATTTGCTGCTTATCCATGGTGTTTCAATTCTCCTCTCTGCTTTCTGGCTTGCAATTTTGCCAAATTTGCGGTGGCAATCTCCTCCAGCGAATAGTTCAGTTGGTGGGCCAGCACCGCCACATACCACAGCACATCCCCCAGCTCATCCCGCAGTGCCTCCCGCAGTTTCTCATGCACTGTACCTGGTCCACTGTCCCTGGAAGCACTGCCCATTGGGAACACAAGCTCCCCCGCACGGATGGCTTTGCCGACTTCTTCGGCCACTTCCCCTGCTTCACCGTTGAGCTTGAGTGCGCAGTATGCGATGCCCCATTCTTCTGGGAACACCACCGTGGACAGTGCCGAATGCTGGTATTGTTCCAGTTCCATGTTGCGTCCCTTTCTGCGTCCCTTCCCTTCCCTGCATTGCTGCAGTGGGGATTATTGCTGTTTCAGGCTATCCATGCTATAAGGGTAGCCTGGATGTTGTTTCACAGCAGCAGTCCCCATTTGCACATGCTGCAGACGCATTCCTTTCGATTTTCTATTCCTCGACCTGCCCTGCTTCGGCATCACCCTTGCCTCACCCCTTATTCAGCCCAGCCCAACCTCAGACTCACCCTTGCCAGCCAGTCCTTGCCAGCCAGCCAACCAGCCAGCCAGCCAGCCAGCCAGCCAGCCCTTGCCAGCCAGTCCTTGCCTCACCTCTGGTTCAACCGAGCCCAACCTCTTCTCACCCTACCCCACTGCACTCCAGATGGCCCGATAAATTTTGTCCGTTTCATCCCTTTTGCAGCGGATGCTGATGCCCTTCTCATTGCCTCGGAGCACAATGCGCACTCCGGAGTTGGTCTTGTAGACAGCCAGCACTTCGGACAGGCGCAGCATCAGCATCCGCCCATTCCCCAGATTCAGCGAGTACAGTTCCGCACTCCGGTTCATAGCCAATGGGTCCACTCCCTCCACGACTCAGCGTATTCCCACAGCTGTACATTGGCTGGCTGTGGCCAGTGCATTCCAACCACAAGCGCAGCCAGGGCGACGGTGGCAAAGATCACGACCAAGACCACCAGGACCACCACACTGGATAATTTGGCCATCAGCGCATCCTCCGATCAAGCTCCATGCGGGCGATATTCGCCACACCGGGAATAGAAGACCGCAACAGCCGCGCCAGCACCTCGTCACTTTCGCGCTTTACCCATCGCCGGAAATCCGATCCAGGATGGGTACCACCGAGTCGCGCTGTCGTTTCGAGGAAACGTGCACGAGCGTCTGTTTCCGCAGTCATCTCCTTCCTCTCCTCTCACATCCCCTTTCAAATCCAGGGACCAAACCAGCCTTGCTCTGCCATCCACATCGCAGCGAGAACGCCCAAGATAAGCAATGGCAGGAATGGGTCCAGCTTCATAATGTAGCAATATGTTTTCCCTGGCAGCGCTGGGTAGGTTTTCTTCGTGGTCTCCACCAGGTAGCTGCCGTCCCCATTGGGTTCCAGCCGTTTCACCTTTGCGGTGAACACCACAATCTGCGCATTGGGATGGTCCTTCAGCAGCTGGTAGGCTTGCTCCAGCGTCACATACTTAGCCACTATGCCCATTCTTATCCTCCTTCTTGCTTTCCAAAGCTATTCTCTCCCCCATGAGACGCATATGGGGGAATGAGTACACGGTCTTGGTCCTGCCTTTGTCGCTGTCATACTCCTCTCCGATAACGCACCCTAGCTCCTTCTGCAGCACGGAGTGCATGGCCCGCAGATGGTTGGCCAATGATTGGGCTGTGGTGAACCGCCAGTTTTTGCGGTCCATCTTCTTCGCCATCTCAGTCAATGGCCCCACCAAGTCCGAGATGGTGTGCTCCCTTGCAGCAACTTCGGGATTCTCCTCAATCCACCGCTGGAGAACAGGCAATGCGGAGTGCTCCGATTGCGCCAGTGCGATGGCTTGGCTGCTGCTCAGCAAACTCAGCCCATTGCGCAAGGTCTCCCCATCCAGAATGTCGCTATCCACTTCCCGGAGTCTTGCGCAGAACATCGCAAAGTCAGACATTCGCATGTTCACAGAGAGGGGTGCTGTCTTCACACGCTCCAGTTCCGCCACCACCCGATTGAGCTTCAGCAGCATATCCGCCCACATTCCGTTGAGGGAGCGCTTCAGTTGCTCGTTGAAGGCATGGGCTGGTGTGTACACCTGCAGCTTCTCCATATTCAGCGTCAGCAATCTCTCAAACAGTGTGCTTTTGCTGAACGGCATGGTTACTGCGGTCAGGGCAACGAACACATCTGCTCTGATCTGATAGCTGCGGTTTGTTTTGTACAGCTCCCTGATTTCAATGGTGCTTCCGGTCGCGACCTGGTCCAGACTGCGAGCGAGCCACTGCGCATTGCTTTCTTCCAAGTTATCGAGCACGACTATGCGGTGGTTCTCGAGGACTGACCGCCAAAAGTCTGGCTTGTCTTCGACCACCTCTAGCACATTTTCCTGGAGACCCTCCATAAACTGAAGCACTCTCCGGATGCCTGTTGTTTTGCCACTGCCTGGTGCTCCCAGCAGGGTGAGAATGGGTCGTGTGGGCAGTAGCTCCCTGAAGAAATTGCTCAACACCCAGGCTTTGAATAGCTCTCTCTGCTGGTCTGGGGGAATGGGTGTATCCCCACTCCGAGCAAAGTTCAGGTCATCCACGAGCACTGACCAGACATCAATCGGTTCGTCAAAGTCTGGCTCCACTGGGTCCATCCTCTTCCCAGTGAGGAAGAACAAATCCAGCTCCCCATTGTGCACACTGTATGGCATATCCTTGCCATTGCACACCCAGACGTCCGGTCCCCCAAAGTTGACATACAGCACCCCATCTTTGTAGCAGCTGCTCTTGTGCACATCCACCGTGTCACCCATGGCTTCTGCTCGCAGTCGGACGGTCTCCAGCACACGCTGGGTGAATCCTTCTGCTGCGCTGAGCTGAAAAGTCTGGTACAGCTCAACCTCAAACAGGCGTGCGTCCAGAGGCACCACTCGCTTGTTTCTGCGATTGTACCAGTAGGTGCGGTAGGTCTGGTTGGCGGCATCTGGCACTCGCAGGATGCGTCCATTGGTGTCCCGGTCTGTCAGATAGGACCAAACCAGGTCAGCCACCTTGCGCTCCTTGAGCCACGCGGGTCCCTTCTGGAACCGCAATTTGTCCACTCTCCGAGCAATGTCCGGTGAAGCCAAATCCGGTGCAAGGTCCAAGACCGTGCGCATGGCGGCACCGCTGAGGGTCTCCACAAGAGCTTGGAAGCCTGCGACACGCATTCCGCTGTCCAGCTTGCGGTATGTGTCCTGCGCAGCCTGCAAGCGATTCTCCACCTCCCCATCGCCACGCAGATCGCAGATCCGCTTGATCAGCTGCGCGGTCTGATCGAAGGACCAGCCAATCTGGGAGAGGTATCCAGCCAAGTACAGGGACAGATCATGCCGTTTGCCTTCATCCCAGTCTTGCGAGATGGCCTGCGCTAACTCCCCTATCAGATCCCTGCTTGCGGAGAGGAGACCCAGTGCTTCATCGGGTGTGACGCGCCATTCTAGCGCCTCTTCAGGCGCAACAGCGGGACCATCCTCCCAACCATTGGCTGGGTTGACAAACCTGGACCATTCGTGGGTCATCAAGTGCTGGCCCAGCGGAATCTTCAGAAGATTGCCCACTGCTCTGCGCTTGCTGCTGCTTTCCCCAAGCTTGGCCTGCTTTGGGTAGCACTCCACGTGGGGGTCGCCGCTGCGTGGAAGCTCCTCTGAATCCCTGACGAACTCCGCAATCTCCTTGGCCTTGGCTGCTGGCATCGGTTCGGTGAGAAACAGCAGGATGTGGTATCCTTTGCCACCACTGAACTCCACCACATGGGGCAAGTGCTCAATCCGAGCGATGATGCGCTTGGCCAGCTCCCTGGCTTTGAGCAGGTCTCCGGCACTGTCGATGTCCCATCCCAGGTATTTGACTGTGTTGTCTGGCAAGATTGGATAGCTGCCCAAAACCTTCTGGCCTTTGAGATGCTCCTCCAGCAGCTCCTCAGTCAGAGGCTCCTCCACCAGGTCGTACCAGACACCTGCCCCACCACTGCGCTTCTTTCCGACTGCATGGTATTCATTGCCACCAAAGATATCCAGGAGCAATTTGGCAATGTTTTTTTCCTCGGACATTGCACTCCCCCTACCCTTCCTGCACCGTGTATTTCTCCATGGACCCGTAAGTTTTGCCCACTTTGACATCGGTCAGCCAGGGAATGACGAACAAATCCTCCACCCGCATAATCTCCTGCAAGGCTTTGGCGGTCTCATTCACCCGATCCTCTGGCACGCAGCAAATCAACTCGTCGTGCACATATGAGATAATGTAAGCGTCATCCCCGATGTTCTCCTTGAGCCATTTATGCACACGCAGTGCAGCGATGGACAGAACATCGGCGCATCCCCCTTGGATCAAGGCATTGGCAGCCCGATAATGCATTTCCGGGTCATCCTCGTGCCAGATGCGTCCAGACCAATAGCGGATGTAGTTGTTCTTGCGCACTTCCTGGATCACATCGCCCATCCAGGGCTGGATGCGTGGAAATGCGTTCCAGTAGTCCTGTGTGATGCGCCGGGACTCCGCTATCGACATGTTAAGCTTGAACTGCAGACTTCCCACGGTCATGCCATAAATGAGGCCGAAACTGATTGTCTTTGCCCACTCTCGGTGCGTCTCATCTCGTTGTCCCCAGATTTTCTCCGCGATGTCACCGTGGATGTCGCGTCCAGCCGCCAGACTTTTCAGCATGAACGGGTCGCCGCTCAGGATGCCAAACATACGCATCTCCATCTGTTTGTAGTCAGCCGCAACCAGCATGCAGCCTGGTGGCGCGACGAAGGCATTGCGCAGGTTATACTCTTCTGTTCTCTCCGTGCCACCCGTGTACACACCTTGCGTGAATCGGGTGCGTACATTGGATGCGATGTTTTGAACGTTCGGATTGCTGCTGCTCAGTCGTCCGGTCTTTGTCCCAGTCAGATTGAAGTTGGTGTGAATGCGTCCATTCTCATCAACCAATTCCAGCCACTTGGACAGCGTCTTGGCCAACTTCTCGCTTTCTCGGATGGTTGCAATCAGCTCCCCCAGCGGGTGGTTTACTTTCTCCATCAGCAGGAAGGTAGAAGTGCAGGTGCTGTTGTACTTCCCACGGTCAGCGAATTTGGAATTGGGAAATGGGTCGACAGGCATGGGGATGCCCATGTTATCATAGATGGCCTTGCTGAGCTGCTTGGCAGACCGATAGTTGAACTCATAGCCCACCGCATCAAACAATTCCTGGACAAGCTCCCGCACATGGTCCAGGAGCAAGTCCCTGGCCTTGGTAATGAACTCAATGTCCACTGGCCATCCGCGGTGCTCGGTCTCCCAGAGGATTTTGATGTACTCCATATCCTTCTTGAACAGATCCCACAAGCCCCATTCTTTGAGGAGTGGCTTCATCACTTTTGCCAGCTCATACTCAACGATGCAGTCGTTGATGCAGTATGGGGCAACGATGTCGAGTGGCCATGTCCAGATTTTCCTGCGCTGCTTGTATGGAACCATGTCCACATAGCCTTGTTTGCTATCGGTCCCCAGGTAAGCAGCCTCAACATCCTTTAGAGCTTTGGACTGGCGCGAGTCAAGCAGATGGGCCATTACTGCGGTGTCCCATAGTGTCATATCCCATGGCTCTAGACCCAGGAAATGGAGCTCAAACTTGATATTGTGGGCGATGAACACCGTCTTGCTATCCCACGCTTGCATCACTGCAGAGGCAGCATCTGCTTCTGCTTTGTTGAAGATGGGCATGTATCCGGTGATGCCTGCTTTGGGGCAGTGCACACCGATGCCGATAATGCGCTTGTTCCACCATTCCAGACCATTGGTCTCGATGTCCACCGCAACTGGGTGACCGGAGCACTGCGCCAATTCCTCCAGCGTCAGCAGATGCCATTTGCGCTGCTTCTCCTCTGGCTCTTGCCCACGCAGTCTCCGCAGCATGGCTTCTGCCTGCTCCCTCTCATGGGGCTGGCTGGTGGTTTGCCGTATTTTCTCCAGGGTCGCAATTCTTGCAGCTGCCTGGTCCATTGCTTGCTTCTCCCACATGTCCCAATGGTTGTATTAGGGGTGTTGGGACTGCCTGCCCCAAACACCCCACGCAGCGTGCGCAGCCAGACTAGAATGTTCTGCCCTTGCTGTCCTCATACCCTACTGGCTGCTTGACATTCCCACACATCCAATCCCAGTTCCACCGCAGACGGAAAGTTGCCTGCCCATCCTTCCGGTAGCCAAGCTTAGCAGACTTGAGCACATTGTCCGGTCCAACGAACTTCTGGAGGTATTCAACGGATTCGTGCATCATCCGGCTTCGCTCTGAGATTGGCTGGCCACCCATCTCTTTGCTCTTCTTGAGTCGGGGGATAAACACATTGTGGACAAGCTCTTCATCTGCTCTGAAGTACACGGAAGGATACCCCAGGCTCCACAGATGGACACCTTTGGCGACGTCCTCCATAGTGCCCAATCCCCCATACACGGTGCCAAACGCCTGCTGTAACTCTGGCACAAGTTTGGCTCGCATCAGAGTCAGCTGGCTGGGGAATGGCGCAACCAGAAAATGTTTGTTGGACTGCACTTCCCTGTTCCAGTAATACTGGACTGAGGAAAGAGAACAGCATGCGCCCAATCCTGGATTGTCTTCCATGAGCTGGATAAGATTGGCAACCAACTCTGGTGGGAACCGGATGTCATCATCGGCTTGAAGGATATAGTCAAATCCTTCCTCGTAAGCCATCACATCTCCGACTTCCTGCACCCCCTGCAGCCCAGTCCAGCTCTGCTCAATCACAGTGCTGTTGTCTGGCAATCCGGTGGTGTCTGCTCCTTTGGACATCACCACGATTTTGTCCACAAACGGTGCCAGGATGTTGGCGGGGATGTGAACTGTGTTGCGCTCCCTGGTCGGGATGAATGCAAGAATTTTAGCCATGGTGTCCTCCAATCTGGTGGGGGTGGGCCAGCCTCTGCCAGCCCACCCAGATTCACTATTCTCCAGCGCAGCCAAACGTCGGGGGAACATCTGCCTCAGCAAACTGGCGCCAGACGCTTCTGCACTTGTTGCACCGATAGAACAGGAATGTTCTCCCACTGTTGTCCAGCAGCTCCATGTCGGAGACTTGGTGCCATTGGTGGCGGTTGAACATTCTGCCATAGTGGTGAACTGCCCCACTGGGAGTAATCACCTCATACCCCACACTCTTGAACTTCGCAGCGTTTGCTCGGAAGTGTCGCAGGGCACTGCCGACTGTTGCGAACAGGCGGATGTCGCCATGCTCATCTACATGGACAGCTCCGGTGTCTGGTTCCACTGCCCCAATTTTGCCACTGGGATGGTAGTGGAGCTGGATATGGATAATCTCATTTGACTCCATCGCGCACCTTCCACACGCACGGGCGGTCGAATGAGGCATTGAATCCGCAAGGCTCCCCTCGGTCGATGGGAGCAGTCAGCATCTCCGCAACTTCAGGGCAGCACTGCCGCAGCCAATCCTTCATCTGCAGCAGGATGGGCACCCACTCCCCAGTCTGCGCTTGGCAGCAAACGCGGGTGTTGTAGACATGCATGAGAGTGCTCAGCGACATATCCCAGAACAGACTGGTGAGAATGTTTGTCGGTAGCACTCCCCTGGCATCCTGGTCAGGCACACCATTGTCAATCAGGTCCACATAAGCAACCACACTGTCGCAGACTGTTCGGCTGTAGTGCTGCGCCTCCTCACTCTGCGGGTGCTTGGCCAGCTTGTCAGTCATCAGCACGCGGTACACTCCCTTGTGTCCCAGGAAGCGCATGCTTTCCTGGACATATGCCGTGCCCACCCGATACCGCACCGCCTGGTGTGTCCAGGCGCGGGTCACTCCCCGGATGAGCCAAGTGAAGTGAATCATCTCGGTGGGAGTTGCGAGTTTGGTCTTGACAATGTCGGCAAGCAGACGGTCGCGCTCATCCTTGTCTGGCAAGTCAGGGGAGTACACTCCGGTGTAGCCACGAGTGACGATTGCCATCGTGTCGGCTGGCGAGTTAGTGAGGCTGATTAGCTCCACCTGCGCCACAGTCGGTGTCCAGACTTGCACCTTATACTTCCCTGCTTTGATGCTGTGCCGTTCGATCTCATAGACCAGCTGCGGTTTACTCATCTTACTCATTCTCTCCTTCCCAATTTTGGTCTTCTAGCATCATCGCTGCGATGTTTGCGTAGTTGTGGGCATCGGTGAGAACATTGAATATGGCCTCTTCATTGCCTCTCCCATGCCCCGGAGCTTTGACAACGAGTTGCTGCAGTCGGTTGACGCAACCAATGAGCTCAATTGCTGCTCCCAGCACACCAGTCAGCCGGATTGCGTCCCCGTACTGCCTGTTCTTTTCCTCGAACACCGCCTGGTTCTCACGGCAGAGCTGCCGGAACACACGCACTCGTTTCTCGTGGATTGTCTCGTCGGTCTCTGTTGGCCAATCCTCTGGCCCAAACAATGGGAGTTGTTTTGCCTGCATCCCCTACCCCTCCACTTTGACGCGCCAAAACGTGTTGCGATTGATCGGATAATCCATAGGACTGGCCACCTCTTTGATCCAATCCTCCACCTGCTGCTCCATACCATACAGCTTGGCGTAGAACAGGATTGGGTGGAGTGTGTCGTAGATTTGCCAGGTGCGGATGAGCATATCGCGTGTTGCTCGTTGGATGAGTTTTTGGCGCACAGCCTCTTTGGTTATATCCGATGGCTTGACTGCCAGTGTTCCCATTTTTGGCCTCCTCTCAGTAGCTGAAATAGTCCAGGTCTGGGCTATAGGTTTCCACGAATCGGATATTCGGGTGGACGGCATGGGCATTGTATGGCTTCAGCCGCGCAAAGACGGGGATGCCAGAGTTTGCTGCTCTGAGCATTAGCTCGGGATTGTCCTCAAACATCACCACGTCATTCCGCTTCCACAGAGACAGCGTATGAATCAGCCGTGCCTCCGCCCCGATGGTCAGATAATCGGGACGGATGCCATGCTTCTCCAGCCAGCAGTAGGTCTCATGCCAGATCTGCTTCAGTCGCTGTCCTGGTCGTGCGGTGTACACCACCAGGTAAGCACCATCCCGCTGGATGGCCTTAACGGTCTCGACCCCATCCTTGTAAGGGATGAGATTGGCATAGCCACCCTCCAGCTCAAATAGCTGCTTCAGCTCATTGTACTGGTCATAGGGGAGACCGCAATCCACATCCAGCATCAAAGTCTCCTCCGGGTCTGGCCTGCGGAAATACACACCACGGTCGGTCGCCCAGCGGATGAAGGACTGGCGCCAGTCGGCAATTGTCCCATCCAGATCGCAGATGAGATACCGAGCATCCGCGACAGGCAGTGGGGTTTGCTCCATGTCAAGCATCCGCTGCAGCGTATCGCTCTTGTCCAGTGCCAATTCCACCAGCCTATCCGGAGAGATATCCCAGATCTCTGCCAGCGAGATGACATACTTGAGCAGATCTGCAATCTCCAGACCGATGTTCTGTTGCGCCAGTTTGGGGTCCTGTCTCCGATGGCGCTTCCAGGACATAGAGTTGAGCACTTCATCGACCTCAGACACCAGCCCCAGCAGATACTGCTTGGACCAGTATGTACGTTGGTCCTCTGTGTCGATCTGCTCGCGTCTTATTCGGTCGTTGTAGCTGCGTTGAGCCAGCCAGAGACGATGCCAAAGGTCTCGTGACTTAGTTGTTTTCTTTGCCATGTCGCATATCTCCCAACCATCAGAACATTCTCAGCGGGTG